GCATAAGCCTCAAGTGCAGTTGTCTGAACTGTGTCTAGAGAACCAGCAACAGCGATTGCATCGCTTTCAGCAGAGTCAGCATAAGCCTCAAGTGCAGTTGTCTGAACTGTGTCTAGAGAACCAGCAACAGCGATTGCATCGCTTTCAGCAGAGTCAGCATAAGCCTCAAGTGCAGTTGTCTGAACTGTGTCTAGAGAACCAGCAATAACGATTGCAGTGCTTTCAGCAGCAAGGATGTCAGTTGATAATCCAGATAATTCGCTAGATAAATTTTCAACCTGTTTAATTTTAATTAATGCCATGTGTATATGTTTGTTTATTTTAGGCCTAAAGGGAACTTTATTGGACCCCTCATATTTATATATTAAAAAGGCCCATCTAATTTTACTAGACGGGCCTGTATTATACTAATATTATAAGAGTGTTCCTAAACTACGTTAAACGTCATTACTTGAAGCATCATAAATAATGTCAACTAGATCTGTATCTTCTAGTTCAAAACCTGCAATTGAGCCGTTCCAGTAAAGTTTATCCCCTGCAGTAATATCTGCAATTGCGCGGGCTGTTGTACCATTATCGCCTGAGAAATAACAGTCTTTTGTCTTTACTCCATCACCTAGATTAGCACCAACACCGTTTACTGTAACTTGAACGTTACTGTCTGAATATGGCGTATATGTGATTGTGATACCTGCATAGTCGCCGTCTGCTGAAGTATTGTTTGGGATCCAGTCTAGATCATCTGATGTTTCAACGCCAGTTTCTGAAATCGTAGAACCCGCACCTTCGATCATTAGTAGGACTGCCGAAGAGCCCATTGAAGATGAAGTTAAACCATTTATGTTAATGTAGTCACCCTTGCTTGCTGTAATCAAGATGTCACCACCGTCTGCTCTAGTTAAGACTAAGAAGTCTGAGCTTGCAGCAGAAGTTGTTGCGGCCACGCCAGTTCCAGTTAAGAAAGTGTCGGCTAGTTTATCAGTGTCTGTACCTGAGATATTAATTGTAGCACTTGCGCTAGTTGCCGAGATTTTAAGGTTCGGGAAACCCGCTGTACCGCTATCAACTGTTGAAGCTTCTAGATTAATACCATTGGCTGTAAAGTCAGCATTAAGTACATTTGCAATCTCAGTTGCTGTGAATGCGAAATAGCCTGGAGCGCCTAAAGCCGTAAGTTCTACTAAAGTCTCGCCTGTATTTTCATCAAATGTAATTGTAGATGAAGTTGTACCGTCGCCGATTGTAACTACTAGTGGGTCGTAAGTTGAACCACCGTCATCTGTAATTGTCACAATAACTACACCGTTAGTTGGGCCTGTACCATCGCCTGTTTCTGTTGAAGCGTAGATTGAACTTTTACTTGCTGTTACAAAGTGTGTTGTAGTATCTGCGTTAATTAAGTTTACAAGATCTGAAACTGCAGCGGGCGTTGTATCAACACCACCTTCAAAAGATTCAACACCATTGATGATTAATGAATCGTTAGCGTCCGGTAGGTAATCCGCAACTGTAGTTGTGATTACAGTTGGAATAGCATCTTTAACCTGTAGTAAGATTGCTTTTGAACCGCTAGCATGTGTAGTTGTCATCTGACCTGGATTGGCTGGATCTGTATAGTAAACGTCACCTGCACTTCCAGTTAGAAGTTCTGGATTAGAGTAGTTGTCAATAACTGTATTGAAAGGCTTAACGTAAATTACGCGCTCGCCCATTGTTTTCTCTAAAACAATACCTAGTGGAATATTTGAAGCATTAGTTGCGCCAAACTTAACAAAAGAACCATCAGTAGTATCTACTGTAATTGTATCACCTTTGTTGTAACCTGTTTGTGCTGCACTAAATTCAAATCTGTATCTTTCAGTCTCTTCAGTTGCTGCAAAACGACCCTGGATCTTATCAATTGAACCTGGATTCTGGAATGCAGTAATGTCAGCTGTTGTAATTAGTGGCTGACCGTTATCTGAAACCTCAAAGAAGACAACTGTATCACCGTTAGACATTGCATTATTAGCGTATGTCTTATAAGAGATCATGTCAATATCCTTCGCTGTGAAAGTGATTGCACTGTCTGTTTTTGAATCAACGCCTACAATCTGTAGACAGATCTGACCGTTTGCATTAGCAATCCAGTCGCCTGTTTTAATGTCAAGTGCTGTATATTGTTTAGAACCACCTGTTCTAACACTAGCGTCACCAACACTTTGTGGGTCAATACTACCTACGGTAATTGTATAGTCTATTTTTGCACCCGCTGCATTAAGTCCAGTCTCATCCGTGTATGGATATGTTTGACCAGAGTTGATACTGCTAATTGTACCTGTTAAAAACAGAGGTGGATGTGTTGGATCGTATACTGACATTGTCTATTTATTTTTATTTATTATCCGTTGAATGATATTATTAAATATGCGTGTGCGAATCTTCTATTACCACCTAAGCCAATTGCGTTCACGTACTTGATGTAATCCTGTCTTACGTCGATCGTCAAACTTGTTGAACCAAAGCTACCAAAAATATTTGGTGTGAACTGGTTGTTAGATGATGTAAAGTCACCGTTGTCTGTATCAATTGTTAGATCCGAAGAGTCAACTCTATATGGATGTACTTGATAGTCGTAGTTTACAGGATCCCATGCATAAACTAATATGTTTTGTGGTGGATTAGATTCGTTGCTGAACGATACTGTAATTGTATAGATTGTGTTTCCAGTATCTACGCTTACGCTGTCCACGCTTGCACCTGAAGTTTCAAATCCAGTTGCTGCTATAAATCTATTATCTGTTGTACTATTTACAAGGTGATTTGAAGTATCATATTCAAGTCTTAGTAGATAGTTTGTTACTCCACTTGCAGCATCAGCCCATTCTGTATCGTAGTTTGTAGCAGATGCTTTAACAAGAGCTTGACCTTCGGTACCACCTGTTGGTACGCCTTCACCAGAGATACCTGAAGAACCACTTGTACCATCCGTACCGTCATTTCCGTCAGCACCGTTAACACCGCTTGAACCACTTGTACCATCCGTACCGTCATTTCCATCTGCACCATTAATACCTGAAGAACCACTTGTTCCGTCTGTACCATTATTTCCGTCAGCACCATTAACACCTGAAGAACCACTTGTTCCGTCTGTACCATCGTTTCCGTCAGCACCATTAATACCTGAAGAACCACTTGTTCCGTCTGTACCGTCGTTTCCGTCAGCACCATTAACACCGCTTGAACCTGAAGTACCGTCTGTACCATCGTTTCCATCAGCACCGTTAACACCTGAAGAACCACTTGTACCATCGGCTCCATCAGCTCCGTTAACACCTGAAGAACCACTTGTACCATCGGCTCCATCAGCTCCGTTAACACCTGAAGAACCACTTGTTCCATCAGTACCTGCAGGACCTGGTACATTTGATACACCATCAACACCAGATGAACCGCTTGTTCCATCAGTACCATTATTTCCATCAGCACCATTGATACCTGAAGAACCTGAAGTCCCGTCCGTACCATCGTTTCCGTCAGCACCATTGATACCTGAAGAACCTGAAGTACCGTCCGTACCGTCATTTCCGTCTGCACCATTAACACCACTTGAACCTGAAGTACCGTCCGTACCATCGTTTCCATCAACACCACTGATACCACTTGAACCTGAAGTACCGTCCGTACCATCGTTTCCATCAACACCACTGATACCACTTGAACCTGATGTTCCGTCTTGACCGTCAACACCATTAGCTCCGTTAATACCGGATGAACCGCTTGTTCCATCTTGGCCATCTGCACCATCTTGGCCGTCAGCACCATTAACACCGCTACTTCCTGATGTACCATCCGCACCCGCAGGTCCAGTTTCACCAGCAACTCCGTTTATACCGGATGAGCCGCTTGTCCCATCTTGACCGTTAACACCGCTACTACCTGAAGTACCATCTGTACCGTCATTTCCGTCTGCGCCACTAACACCACTCGAACCTGAAGTTCCGCTGATACCAGATGAACCGCTTGTGCCATCAACTCCGTTAATACCTGATGAACCAGATGTTCCGTCAACACCATTGGCTCCGTTTATACCAGATGAACCGCTTGTTCCGTCTTCGCCGGCAGCACCATCTTGGCCGTCAGCACCATTAACACCACTGCTTCCTGAAGTTCCATCAGCTCCAGCAGGTCCAGTTGCACCAGCAACTCCGTTTATACCAGATGAGCCGCTTGTCCCATCTTGACCGTTAACACCATCAGCACCATTAATACCACTACTTCCGCTTGTTCCATCTTGGCCGGCAGCACCATCTTGGCCGTCAGCACCATTAACACCACTGCTTCCTGAAGTTCCAGCAGGTCCAGTTGCACCAGCAACTCCGTTTATACCACTACTTCCGCTTGTTCCATCTTGGCCGTCAGCACCATCTTGGCCGTCAGCACCATTAATACCACTACTTCCGCTTGTTCCATCTTGGCCGTCAGCACCATCTTGGCCGTCAGCACCATTAACACCACTACTTCCTGAAGTTCCATCAACACCGTTAACTCCGTTAACTCCGTTAACACCTGATGAACCACTTGTTCCGTCTAAACCATTAACACCTGATGAACCACTTGTTCCATCGATACCATTTACACCGTTTATACCGGAAGAACCTGAAGTACCATCAATACCGTCGTTTCCGTCTGCGCCGTTAACACCTGATGAACCGCTTGTTCCATCAACACCATTGGCTCCGTTTATACCACTGCTTCCTGATGTTCCATCTTGGCCGTCAGCACCATCTGCGCCATCAGCTCCGTTAACACCAGATGAACCGCTTGTTCCGTCTTGACCATCTGCTCCGTCAGCACCGTTAACACCAGATGAACCACCTGTTCCATCAGCACCATTAACACCAGATGAACCGCTTGTTCCTGAAGAACCACTTGTTCCGTCTGTACCACTAACACCGCTGCTTCCTGAAGTTCCATCAGCACCATTAACACCCGAAGAACCACTTGTTCCATCTTGACCATCTACACCGTTGATAGTACCGGTTACGTTGTCAAAATAAGGGATGTTAACTGCAATATTGCCGTTGCCGTTATCACTAACGGTCATGCCGCCAACAAATTCAATACTCTTTGTACCTTCGTAGTCTGTTGAGCCATTTACTACTGTAATGCTGTTGTTTGCAAAAGACTCTAAGAAGAAACCTAGAGTATCACCAACTTCAAATTTAGTAACTTGAGTCTCAGTTCTAGAAGCACCTTCTGGTGAAACGGTAATCTCAATACCATCCACCATTTCAGAGTTATTGCTAGCACCTGAGTCTAGAATTTCAACTCTCTGCCATGAAACAACCTTAAAGATTGCATATTCACTTGTGTTGTTAACATTAGTAACAAAGAGGTTTAACTCTGCGCCATCATCAGTAAATCTTTTCTGTAGTAATGTTTCTACATATACATTTCTCTTACCTAGATCATCAGTGTTGTTTAAGACAATCTTCGTTAAACCATTTGGATTAGAAGAGCTTAAGACAACTTGTCCTGCTGCTGGTAAATCGTTACCGTAGTTTAAAGATATAACTTCATAGATCGGAGCTGGGATTGTAAATCTACCTCCAACTGATCCGTCTGGTAATGCCTGGCCACCGTCGATTGTGAAACCAACTTTTAGTCTTGGCATTGTAACTACTTTAACACCTGAATTGATGACAACGTCTAGATAGACATCGCCTTCTGGTAAGCCTAAAGTCTCAGTTGAGCTTAGATTGATAATAAATCTACCTTTTGTAGATCCGGTTCCGTACGTTAAAGTTGAATCTGATTTTTTAAGTATTTTAACCGTCGTTCCTGCGTGGTTAACTACTTTTATCGTAACGTCATTTAAGTTGACAATATCTACTAGATTACCTAGATAATTCTGGTGTAATGTTGTAGTAACCAGGGCTTGTACGCCGCGGTTAACCTTTACTAACTCAGGTATCTGTAGAATAAAATCATTACTATTTACTGATGGCATGTTTTATTGTTTATTTTTTAGTCTCTATCTATATATCAAACGTATCTTAGGTTAAGGTCTTATACGTAGCCCTGCCAGTTATCATTGCCATGTACTGTACCTTCTTGGTACTGTGCTGCTCTAAAATTAAATTGATTAATAATTACAGATGAATTGGTTGTAGCAGATGATAGCTGGAGTATTAGAGCGCTCGTATTATTTAATTGAGCAACAAACTCTGCACTAAATACATAGGTTCTAGCAGCCGGTAAAGTAAATTCATCTTGATAGATGCTACCACTTACCGCCGCGTCAAAAACAGAGACTGTAATAACTTCAGTACTTTCAGACCCTGTCAAATTAATATTGTATTCTACTCTGTGCCAGCTTGATATATTCTCCCCATTAATATTATTAAGTGCATAATAAAGCCCACCTGTAGTTATAGGCTGTAACAGGTTAACCGAGGATGCATCTATTGGCATTAAACTAGATTTTAAATCTATAAATGTACCTCCGGGCGCGGATTGCAGTGTGTTATAACCATTAGCTGGTCCGCTCTGAATTTTTGCATTGTAGTGTATTTCTGAGTAGTCTGTTAATCTTTGTGTTGTACCACCGCTTGCAGCTACATCAGACCATTGTGTATTGTAGTTTGTGCCGTCAATTTTAACAAGTGCTTGACCGGCTGTACCACCTGTCGGTACGCCCTGGCCGTTTACTCCTGAACTTCCAGAAGTACCTGAAGAACCGGATGTTCCGTCTTTGCCAACAGGACCGATAGTTCCATTAACACCACTTGAACCACTTGTTCCCGAAGAGCCACTAGTTCCCGAAGAGCCACTAGTTCCTGAAGAACCACTAGTTCCTGATGAATGACCTGCCGCTAACGCATGCATAAATTCATATGCAACAAGCTGTAGATCCGAAAGTCTTCCGAGGCGTGGGTTGGACGCACCAATACCATAGCCTAATATCTCATAAGTAACTATATCTCCCCCAATAGCACCGTGTGAGTCAACAAACTCAAGATTAATTACATCGTTAGTATATGTTTGACCTTCATAAATTATAGTAGGATTTGTTGAATTAATAGATCTTTGTATTGCATAAGCTAGATCACCTTCAACGTCTGCAACTAATCTAATAATATTGTAATCAGATACACTTACATGGATTTCTATAGTTAAACTTTCACCGGGGAGACTTGGAGTTCCCGAAACATAAGCTGAGCCGGAAGACCATGAAAAGAATTCTAAGTTTTTAATCGTTGGTGTTATAGCCGTAGCCTGTGCACCGTCTATTCCGCTACTGCCAGATGTACCTGATGTACCTGATATACCTGAAGAACCGCTTGTTCCATCCGTACCTAAATAAGTACCGTCTACACCGTTTACACCTGAAGAACCACTTGTACCTGATGAACCAGATGTGCCTGATGAACCAGAAGTGCCTGAGGTGCCTGAAGTTCCGTCTGTGCCTGAAGTTCCGTCTGTGCCTGAAGTTCCGTCTGTGCCTGAAGTTCCGTCTGTGCCGCTTGTGCCAGAAGTACCTGAAGAACCAGATGTGCCTGATGAACCTGAAGAACCAGCAGGGCCTTGGATTTGACCAACATTATTCCATTGAGGACGATTCCATGTCCATAGATCGCCTGCTATAATATAACCGTCACCGTTAGAGTTTTCATCAACTGGTAATTGATCTTCAGATTCAAGTGTTCCTAAAATAGTAATTGAAGTGCCATCTACACCGCTTGTGCCAGATGTGCCACTTGTACCAGAAGTGCCACTTGTACCAGAAGTGCCTGAAGTTCCATCGGTTCCAGATGTTCCTGAAGAACCAGATGTACCACTTGTACCAGAAGTACCTGAAGTTCCACTTGTACCGTCCGTACCGTCCGTACCGTCTTCACCGTGAATAACTCTAATCTCATCTAGTTCTGGAATGTCCGGTACCCAAACGTCAACTCCACCGTTAACATTAGGTCTTACGTCGAAACCACCTCTAAATACAATTCTGCCAACGTCACCGTAAGATGTTCCTGTGTAGTTAACTTCAATTGTGTTTGCATTGTCACTAAAAGATTCAATCCAAAGACCAATCTCATCGTTAACTATAAATGAGAAAGACTCACCTTCGATTGATGAGCCGCCTTCGTATTCTAGATCTACTTCAATGCCGTCTAAAGAGCCTGAGCTTGAGCCGTCTGTATTAAGGTCAACTCTTGCCCAACCTGTAACTTTATAGATTGCATACTGTGTTGTGTCGTTTGCGTTAGTTAAAATCAGATTAAGTTTAGCCCCATCTTCATCGAATCTCTTAAGCAACATTGTCTCAAGATAAGCGTTAATCTTACCTAAAGAATCGGTCTTGTTAAAAAGCGCTTTAGTTGTAGAGCGTGTAAGTGCTGAGTTTAACACAACTTCACCCAGTTTTGGATTTGCACCACTGTAGTCAAAACCATGTACTCTGTAAATTGTAGTTGGGTGTGTAAATCTAGTTAAGATCTCACCACTCTTTAACTGGTCTCCATAAGCGTAGATTACACCAGTTTTAAACGGTGCAAAAGTAAGACGCTTTATGCCCATGCGAATATACACTGTTAAGAAGAGGCTACCTGATTTTAATTCTAGGGTCTCTTCGCCAGAAAGGTGTATTCTAAAGCTACTTGTAATCGGATTACCGAGCGTTACGTTACCTAATGACTTGGAAAAAGTCTTTACTGTTTGGTTGTCTAAATCTTTAAGCGTAAACACATAGTCATCTAATAGACTAGTATTAACATCTTTACCCTGTATATCTTGGTACAAGTTAAAAGTAAAAAATGCTTCTTGGCCTCTTAACACTTCTGTAAAGCTGGCCTGTGTTATGATAAGATTATCTCTTTTTACTGTTGGCATTTGAAATTGTTATATTTTTCTCTATTTATTTATCCTGCTTAAAATGAATAGTCTTTACGCAGAGTATGATAAATAGTGCTTTTTATAACCTCAATTGCAAAACCTTCAATAATCGTTGCGTTATTACACTCTACTTTAAAGATAATCTTTTCAGTTTCTGTAGCATTTAGGTCTTCTAGCTGCGACATATAAACCTCTTTTGTGTACTTGGTCTTGTTTAAGAATTCAAGCTTAAAAGAGCGCCAGTCATTAATATAACCAGAAGGCTTGTTGAAATAATATGAATGTAATTCGTTGTTTGCTGTGATAATGAAGACAAAGCCATCGTTTAAGAAATATCTCTTGTGTGGTACATAAGCAACCTTAAGGCCAAGCTCGATTTCACGCCAAATGTCTCTGATGTTTGAGTGCAATTCTTCAAAAATATCTATTGCTTCCTCACAGAGGATGTCCATTACTTCATCCTGATCTAATTCTTTTTGAGTATATTCTAGATCAAAGTTAAAGAAGTTAATGCCAGTAAGTTCATAGTTAGAAAGGTCCTCGGATGAAAGAAGCTTTTCTGCATCATAACGGTAAAGGTAGTCAAGCGTGTCGTCTACCTTTTTTAGAGTTTCAGAGAATAGACCATTCTTTAGATCTTTTTTAAGACTCTTAACTTCGGCTAGAAGTTTATAGTGTCTGTATTCAAAGTCTATCGGGCCTTTAGTAGCCCATTCTGGTATGTAAGTCTTCTCCATGAGATATTTATCACGGAAAAGCCCGTTACCAGCCTGAAATGGTTATAAATTATCTTTTGTCTTTTTCAAATCAACTTTAAGCGCCTCTTTTGAGCTTATTTGTTCAACTCGATCAATTTGATTTGTAGTTAGACCCCACTGTAAAATAAACCAGCTCATTTCCTGCTCGGCCATTTTCTTGGTCATTCTAAGCTTCTTTCTGATCAGTTCAACGCCCCATTTAATAAAAGCTTGCTCTTGATCCGCTGTTACGCGATAGCGCATATACCAGTCTGGATCTGAACTTACTTCCTTATAAGTAACGTCAAAGGGCTCTAGTTGTTTGTTGACTAGTTCGATAAAGACTTCTCTTTGTTTTTCTCGCTTGTCCATCTTATTTTATTTATTCGGCTTAATTACTTCGTCGATGATACCGTATTTAACAGCTTCTTCTGCATTTAACCAGAAGTCACGCGTAGCATCTTCTTTAACTTGTTCTGCACTTTTACCACAGTAAGATCCAAGTAGGACAAAAAGCTCATTGTTAACTTTTTTCCATTCTTGCCAGTCGATTTCAGCATCTTGAATGTTTCCACTGAATCCACCTGATGACTGGTGTAACATTGTCGTTGAGTGTCTTAATGACATTCTTTTACCTTTTGTACCAGCGCCAAGAAGTACTGAACCCATCGAAGCTGCCATACCTGTATTAATTGTGCGGATGTCAGCTTTAATGTATTCCATCACGTCAACCATTGAAAGTCCTGATTTAACACTTCCACCTGGAGAATCAATATGCATTGTAATATCTTCGTTTGATGTAGTGTCTAAAAACATTAATTGAGCTTGGACAACAGTTGACATTTGGTCATTTACAGGACCTGCAACCCATAGCAATCTGTCCATCATCAATCTTGAGAAGATGTCCATTTGAGTTGCTCTCAACTCTCGTTCTTCTAGAATATATGGCGTCATTGAGCCTTGGATGTGTTTGCTATATACATCTAGCTTTGATGAGCCGATGTTAAATTCGCTCTTTGCGAATCTCTCAAATTCTTTATCTTTACTATAGTAATTCATTTCTCAATTTGTTTTATCATATCTTTGATTAGGCCACATGTTTCATACTCTTCAATCATTCTAAAGTATTCAGTTGCTTTGTTTAATGATTTTAGGTAGCCTTCTCTTGGTAGACTCATATCATACTCAACGCCATCTTCATCTACTAAGATGGCCATAATTTCATCCTTAGAACCCTCCTCAATATCTTTAAGTACATATTCTACTATTCTGCGGTAGAACATATCGTATTTGCTCATTAACAGCTGATCGAAATCAGTTACTGTTAAAGCTCTAGGGTCAATGTGTATTCTTAACGGTTCTGCCATCTTTCTTAAAGTTCAAAATAGTCCGCAAGGATGTTTTTGTAGTTAACGTCTTCTTTACCAATTGAAGCGTCAATGCGCTGGCAGAATTCACGACCATGGTCGCTTAAGCTTACTTGCCCGTCTTTGTAATCAATAAAAGGCTTTTTAAGCATGAATGTATCAGTCTTGTCTTCTGTTTCGGCTAGAATATTATCTGCTAACTCAAAGTGTCTTTCGTAGAAATGTAAGTTGTCTGCGAAGTGGAAATAATAACCAATCTCTAGATCTGGATAAGTTTGCTTTAAGATATGCCAAACTGATTGATGTAAGAATGAGAAGAAAGGTGCATCAAACGTAAGACCGTAGAATACATCGTTAGATCTCATTTGTACTTTCATCATAAGCCTGTTGTCTCTTACAAAGAAGTTTGCATACATGGTACAGACAAAGTCTTTGTTGCCTTCAAACTGAAAGTCTGGCCGGTTAAAGAACATAATAGCCTGGCGGCTGTTAAGGTCTTTCTTAAGAGACTCAATCACCCAAGACATTTGTTCATCATTGATAACAAGACTGCCGTAGTTAGAGTTGATCTCGTTTGAATTAGGATTAGTAATGCCTTTCCAAAATGAAGAGAAGTTACTAATGTAGTCAATATCTCGATCTCTGTGTAAATACCATGCTAGTTCACCAGCTAGATATTTCCAGTTAAAAGGTCTGCTCTCAAAATTAGCAATTGGCTTAGCTGGGTCAATATCGAAGTCTGCTAGTAAGACTTCTTTGACTTTCATATCTCTAGGCTGAGACTCTGTGCCTTGCTCTTTAATATGTGAAAGTATTTGTTTGAATGTAGTTGAAAAACTCATCTATCTTTAAATTATTATCTTTGTTATTATATGCTTATTTAAGCTTTAGTTTCTCGTCTGTCTTGATCTTATTAACAGTGTAAGTCTTACCTGGTTTAAGATCACCGTCAACTATCGCATCTGCAATTAAGTCTTCTACATATTTTTGAATTGCTCTCTTAAGTGGTCTAGCACCGTATGCTGGGTCATAACCTTCAACTGCTAAAAACTCTTTTGCAGCCTTAGTAAACTTAAATACATAGTCTAACTCTGTCATACGCTCGTTGAATAGATCAAGCTCAATGTCAACGATTTTAATAATGTCATCACTTGAAAGCTGATCGAATAGAATAATATCGTCTAGTCTGTTTAAGAATTCTGGGCTAAACTTATTCTTGAGTTCCTTCTTAATGATTGCATCCATCTTAGCATTCTCAGTTGCAATTGTAGAAGCGCTCTGGAAGCCAACGCCAGTTCCAAAGTCCGCTAGCTTGCGCGCGCCGACGTTTGAAGTCATGACAATAATAGTATTGGTAAAGTCAATCTCGCGGCCTAGAGAGTCCGTGAGACGGCCCTCATCAAGCACTTGTAGTAACGTATTAAATGTATCTGGGTGCGCCTTCTCAATCTCATCAAAGAGAACTACTGAATATGGCTTGCGGCGTACTGCTTCTGTTAGCTGACCACCGTCTTCATGGCCAATATATCCCGGAGGTGAACCAATCAATCTTGAGACATTAAACTTCTCTTGGTATTCTGACATGTCGATACGGATCATTGCATCGGTGTCACCAAACAAGTATTCTGCAAGTGCTTTTACAGTCTCAGTTTTACCAACTCCAGTTGGACCTAAGAACATAAATGAACCCACAGGCTTCTTGTGACTTGCCACGCCTGTACGTGATCTTTTAATAACTTGTGCAAGTGCCTCAACTGCTTTATCCTGACCGATGATATGCTCTTTAAGCTTATTAGCCATGTTCTTAATCATCTTCATGTCGTCAGCGCCAAGCTTATTCACTGGAATACCTGTCTGGATTGCAATCGTCTCTGTAATATCGTCGATTGTAACTTTACGTTTTGTTGTTTTTAGGCTTGCTTCCCACTTTTCAGTCTCTTCTAAAACTTCAGACTCACATTCCATCTGAGCATCTCTCAACTGAGCTGCAAGTTCATAGTCTTGTTTTTCAACTGCAAGTTTCTTATCGAGTTTAATAGTTTCGCATTTGTTCTCAAGCTTTTTGATATTAGCCGGTACTTTAACTTCCATTAAGTGCGTTCTAGCGCCAGATTCATCAAGTAAGTCAATTGCTTTATCCGGCAATTCACGCTGCTTAATGTAACGTTCACTCATGCGCACACAGGCTTCGATTGACTCATCATTATATTCAACTGCATGGTGCTCTTCATAATTAGACTTGATTCTGTGTAAGATCTCAATAGTCTCTTCAATTGAAGGTGGGTCAATAAACACCTCTTGAAAACGACGTGTTAATGCGCCATCATCCTCGATATTCTCGCGGTATTCATCAAGTGTAGTAGCACCAATACATTGTACTTGGCCTCTGGCCAACGCTGGCTTTAGGATGTTTGAAGCATCTAGCGCTCCACTAACACCTCCAGCACCAACAATAGTATGAATCTCATCAATGAAGACGATTACGTTGTCGGCCATCTTTAGCTCGTCAACAATATTCTTCATGCGCTCTTCAAATTCACCACGGTATTTTGTACCTGCAACGATCGTTGTCATGTTGATTGAGATAACTCTCTTGTTTAAGAGCACTCTCGCTACTTTCTTCTCAACAATACGTTGAGCAATCGCTTCTACAATTGCAGTTTTACCCACACCTGGGTCTCCAAGAATAATTGGGTTGTTCTTCTTTCTTCTGGACAAGATCTGGCAAATGCGGTAGATCTCTTTATCTCTACCAATAATTGGATCTAGCTTACCTTCAGCGGCAAGTTGTGTTAGATCTTCACCAAACTCATCTAGAAAAGGAGTCGCTTTCTTCTTCGACCCCTTTCTACCTTTTTCACTTTCGTAACCGTCTGCTAATGACATATATTAAGTTAATTGTTTTCTGTTGTTTATATACTCTAAATGGAATTAGTTTACAATATCGTCAGCAGCATAAACAGCTGGCAATAAGTCTGGTTTAACTCTCGCTTCAAAGCCAAGTGACTCTACATATCCAACCGCAGCTTTTACCAGTTTATTTGATTTATGGACCGGGTCGATGTTATAGTCTAAATCTATTGTATCTATCTCGATTCCAGCATCACGCAAATAGAGTGCAGCCTGAACCGAAAGTTCAGTTTCTTTCCACAGTCTGTTCCACATATCTCTAACCACAGGCACCACTTCTTTCTTATAGATTACATGGCAGCCTGATGAGGCAACGTGAAATACTAACGTTGTCGCATAAGTAGTTGTAATACCTTTAGTTTGGCTGTCACAGCCTAGGTACATTTTTACTTCATAATCCTTGTTCTTTTCAAGGTATTCTCTAGTGTATTCTGCTAGATCAAAATTTGTATTGCTAGCTAATTTCTTAAACTTCATCTCTCTAAAATAAAAAAGGAGGTCGCGAGACCTCCTTAAAGTTAAGTTAATCACGTCTTATTTTATCTATACAACTTACTTAGAGTCTTTAACCAGAACTCTTCCCATTTAGTTAGGTTGGAGCTCCATTGTTTTCTCTCGCTTGTATTGTCAAGCCATTTCCAGAGTGGTGTACTCAAGAAAAGGAAGTCCCAGTTAGTTACACTTAAGATCTTGCGGTCTGCTCCATTCGGCAATCTAAACTCAAATGCTAATAAGGCGTATGGTCGAAAGTCCTTTGTGAATTCAAAGAACGTGAAGCCGATACATGCATCTCCATCATGTAAGAAAATATCTAATAGGTTAAACTTAAGATTAACCTTGCGCAACTTCCATTCTAGTTTTCTTAGTATTTTATTCATCTTTAAATCTTTTATCTGAGATATTACCGATTTGTTGGTAAGCTTCCCATAGATGTTGTATAGCCTTATCTATGTTTTGTTTAACTTCTGGCTCTAATTTAATTGCCGGATGTTGCATCAAATGGTCTTCACAGTTGCATGCGATCACATGTAACCTATCTAGAGCCTCATGATAATGAAACTCGTCTAAATTCTTCTTGATCTCCTCGTTTGCCATTAGTAACCTGGATTATATTCCTTTCTTAAGAGTAAGATTACATCTTGTGCATCTTTCACTGCGTCGTGCGCAACCTCTTCTGGTAAACCAGCTCTCTTCTTACAAAGTCCTAATCCCGGCAAGCTCTCGTCCTCTTTCCATTCAGTATAGATTATGCTTGGGTCTAAAATACGCTGACGTACTTTGATTAGCTGTTTCCAGCGAGGCATCTTCTCTAAGAACTTAAGGTCAAACGTGCCGAAGTTTTTACCAGCCGCTGTGATATGGATCGGCTTAGTCTTGTTAGTAATCATAGGCAACATTTTACCGTTCTCCATCTTAGCATAACCACCAGAATTTATATCGTTAAACTCTACAAAACCATTTTCAGCTAACCAGTAATAAAAGGCTTCAACGATCTCTTCTTTCTTATAGAACTTCATGCCAGTCATCTGCACGATGTCATTCTTCTCATCTTGATCCTGTGCTGTTTGATACTGCACGATCGTCTGAAGCAGGTCTCTGTTCAGATTGATAGCATAAGGATCGCCTTCAATTCTGTTTGGCAAAACTACGCCGTGGAATGTTGGCAGATCTGCTAGTGGTTTAATATCGTTGGTGTCTTCAATAACTGCACCGATACTTAAGACTTGACATTTCTCTGGGTCTAATCCAGTTGTCTCTATGTCTATGCTTATGTACTTCATAAAAATTCTATTTCGTTTGTTACTGGGTCCCAGTCTACTGTGATTGGTTCATTTACTTGTACGTACCTTTCATTTAGTACAGCTGCGTTGATAAAATGCGTACCTTCATGAAACTTATAGCCATAGCCGCCGTGAATGTGACCAAACACGTGGATCTTTGGCTTAATCTTATCTACTCGAACCCTTAGGATCTCACAGCCTAGATCACCTTCATTATATGGAGGTCCACTTATGTCTAAATGTCCTTGTGGAGGCCCGTGAGTTACTAAGATGTCAACATCTTCTGGTATATCATTCCAAACTTTGGCCAACTCTTCACCACATCTGGGTAGATTAAAAGCCCAATGATAAAATTCAGGCTGCCAAGGACTGCCATAGATCTTAACCATTTCATCCGGAAAAAGACCATACTCAAAAACATTGTCCTGCATATAGTCAACTCCATATGAATTGACGATCTCAGCCACTTTTTCAGGTTCATCCTCAAACAGACGGTCGTGGTTTCCGGCAATAAAAGCGGAGACATCATAGTCTTGACCCTCAAACCACTTACAGAAGTCTGTGACTTCATACGCGCTATAACCGCTATTCATAATGTCTCCAGCATGAATTAGGAGGTCTCCACCCGGCAGATCTAGCTGTCGGTGTTTGGTGTGCGTGTCGGAAATAAATGTTATTCTCATCTTAGTCTTTTTATGCTGATCTTAGGTTTTGTTTCTACATTAAACTATCTGGTATGTAGAGAATCGTTGGGTTCTTTTTTTAATTAAGTTCTGTGTTGGCACTTGTCATACACTCGTCCGTTATGCACCATTTTTAGGCTTATGTCTTTTATCCAAAAACAATTTACCTAAATCCTTTTCAATGCTTTGTGCATCCCTCCAACCTTCATTGTATTCGTAGATTATTTGTAGAATTTGTTTTTGTCTTGTGGTGCAACTAAGTTTTTTAATTTCTTCATTCATTATTTTAAGTATTAAACGGTGCATAACACCATATAAAATTCATTTCGTTCCTCAACGCATTTTATACAATACGTTAGCAACAATTAAAATTTTTCAATACATTCGCAGTTATCTGATTGGTAATATGCTGCATGATTGATAACATTAACTTCTTTGCTTCCGCATCGGTATAATTTGCAATCATCATGTTTCTCACAGCTAGTCATAATAGTAGCTACAATCAATAAGATGCCAAACCAACCCATTACTATAAGTGTTGGGATAATATTACTTTTCTTTATTTCCATATCTCTTTTTTAATTGTTTAAGCGTTTTAATTACTTCTTTATACTCACATACCAAATCCATTTGTTTAGCCGTTAAAGCTACTCCTAAATCGCTGTGAGCTGTTAATTCTTTTGCTCCTTGTCGTTCTAATTCTTCTTTTACTATCATCCCTTCTGCAATGATAAGTGGAATATTTTGTTTTAGCATTTTTTTTAATTATAGTGTAAATATAAACAAAAAAGGCCAAACAAAAAAATGTTTGGCCAATTATTTTACAAAAAGTTATTAACAGTCCTCTTCAGATTCACCATTCCACTGGTCATCCCAAAAAATCATATCTTCTCCCATCACGCCATTGATTTAGCTGCAACTTGTTTGGCATTAGCATGATTCTCTGTGATAAGCAACTCCACTATAACTGCTTCCGGGATCTCCTGCTCCTCTGATTCCTTCCAGGCTCTATATTGATCTTGATAGTCGCCTTGTATCACAATCTCGTACTTTTGACCGGTGTTGATGATCTCGTACCGAATCAGCATACAGAACGCGCTTGGAAACGTAACTGAGATTAAGTTAACTGTCTTCGCTTCTGTCTCTTTAACTTTTCCTTGAGCCTTTTTTAAGACCCAACTCCAGAAGCTGTAGCTTCTCTTTTTACCTTTCATTTTAAACTGCATATCACTAATCATTTAGAAATTTAAGTACTTTATCTTTAATACCGGATTGTTTAATTCCCTCAAAGTCTCTTGGCGTCCAAACAAAGTTTTCAAGACCCCAATCCTCTCGGTCAAATGGACCATAACTACTATTTTCAACATGAACGCCCATATGTAGGTCATCAATAGCAGCCCAATGAGTAACTTCTGGGTGGTCTCTTAACCAGCGCTTAATCTCAAAGTGTCTCTCTTGCTCTCGACTTTCGTTGCGACTCCATGGAAACTCTCCATGATCTTTAATAAGTCCATCTTCGAGCCAATTAGTGTAGTGGAATATCTCAGTGCCGTCAATTGGTCTCTTAATAATACCCTGAGCCTCGTAGTAATCACCCAATTCTTCAATGCTTGCATAGAGTCTCCAGTCCGAAGAGACTACAATCTCTGCTCCAGTTTCCTCTAGTATTGAGTTAAGTACCTTGACTGCCTTTGCATCGAAGTTATCGAATCGATACTCCAGTGGGATTTCTCGCATGCTCATTGAAAGCTTGAGACCTCCCCATTCTTTTTGTTTTTTGTGGCGAGAGCCCCAATTATTTGAGAGGCAGATTACGCCATCGTTATCTAAAAATATTACTTTCATTTCTTACTCCTTTCTTCGTTATGTTTATCACAGAGTGTAACTATCCAGCCACCATGTCGCATCTCGCCCGGTTCGCCACATTCCTCACAAACCTCGTAGCTCTTCTCTTCAGCCTCTCTAATTAGAGCCCAAACTTCTTCTGAAGCTCCGTTGATATAGAAACGCAGGCCACCAAACTTCTCTTTGACCTGACATATCTGACGGTCCCAGCCGGCAGCAATTGACTTCTCAATTAAGTCTTTGACTATACCATACCAGCCTGGGCCAATTGCAAAAAAGCCAGCCTCTTTGATCCTAGGTCGATCTGTGAAGTAGCCGTTCTCGAGACCACCAATCTCATCTAAGAAACTAGTGAAGTCTTCGTCTGTCATGTAGTAATTTTTCATCTTTAACTAAATTCAGTTGAACTACTTACTCTAAGACCATCAACCACAATGTCATAATAATCTTCCGGGTTACTCATCCAATGGTGGTGATTGGTCGTATCAAAATATTCTTTATCTGCGACTAAACCATCAGGTTCGCCCCAATTAAATGCCATATCTAAGAATTCTTGTGAGTCTATTTCTTCACCATACTCATCAACTACTCGTCCACTCAAAACAAATTTAATTAACTCTTCCCGATTAGAGTACCATTTGTTGTTGTGAAAGTTCCAGCAGAATTTCCAGCCCATGCTTCGCTTACCCAAGTGCACCGCAGTGCCATCTAAGAATTCATCCCATGGTGAAAGTTGTTCCCATTCATCTTTTGGGCAGTCAATGTAGCGATAGCCTCTTTCGATCATGGCCGGGTTCCACATGTCGACCTCTTGCAGCCTCATATTTAACTTTTGTTTGCGAGCATTTATCTCGTCGCTCTTCGGAACTCTTGTGTAATTTGTACCCATATTGGTTATATCTTATCGGTTTAAATAGTTTCTTATCTGTTCTACAGTCTCAGGTTCAGTTGTCGGGTCATTCCATTTTCGGTTAACACCGCTTGGATGTGGCACCTTAATGTGATCAATACTAAGTAAACGACACCATCTCGCTGGAAAATTGCCCAGACAGATTACTTTGTCGTAGAGTGCTACTTCATATCTGTTCTTTACAATATCGCTCTGTTTAGGTCGAGCTCCAGGCTGATCTGAGCAGTTTTGCCAGTCATATTCGGTCTCAACAACGCCACATTCAGCCAGCCATCGGTTTACTCTCTGCACTGACTTTGAGTTAGCTCGAGAACCAGCAAAGCCTGGTGAGATGCCTAGAACCAGAACTTTATTCTCTGGCACGTCGTGCCTATGTCTTGGTACTCTAATCTCCATCTAGCGCTCAATAAAGATGATCTCTTCTAGGTCAGCTCCGGCTTCAATGTCTAGGCCTCTTTCTTTAAGCATTGAGTCTAATATGCTACGTTCTCTAGTCAAGAAGACTGCCAACACGTAGCGCTCAATCTCGGGCCAACCGTCGTCGATCGGTGAGCAGTTTAAGAAGCCTAAATAATCTGGGCTGTTTTTATCGAACTGATAATCGGCAGCTACATCGTTCAAGATTCGGCGCATTATATCGCTCTGATCCTTAAAGGTCAGCTGACTAACCTTGTCTTTTGCTAAACTGCCGTTAATTGTATGGTTACCTGGCCTGAGTGTTTCAGACATAGCAGTTTTTCTGCGATTTTTTTGATTCTCTGGATTCCAGTTCTCACACAGGTCTCTTAAAGTATCGTCTGGTAATTCATAGAGCAAATCTTTGTTAAAAGAGATCTTATTCTCTCGTAAGAACTCTTCGGTCTTTACGATTAGCATTGCTCTGCGATTCATGTCTTCTAACAGAGTCTTTTCAAATTCGGTGAAATTATTCTTATCCATTGTTTTTTTATAGTTAATTGTGTCGTATTATGAAAGTATTGATAAGTTATCTAATTGATTAAGAGATTCCGAAAAATCCACACCAGCAATCTTAGTACAAACATAAGGCTTGTCCCATTTACCAATATGTACCCAAGTATAATAATCTGGAATCATTCCATAATCGCCGTCTTCAGTAGAAGCTCCTTTACCCTCGTTTAAAATAGGCATAATAATATCCATAATATCTGCGATTGCTGGATTACTTTCATACTCTTCAGTATCTCTATTCCATGTTTCTGCTCTATAGTCATGATATGGGTTAAGTTGTGAATATTCAGTTCCAAAGTCCGAAGGACCTCTCATGATTGCAACTTTAATCCCACTATAATGTTCAGTAGTGATTGATAGTTTAAATTCTGGAAGCGCTTTCTTAAGTGCTTCTCTTTTAGCTTTAACTTGTTCTTTTGTGATGTAAGGCATATGATTTATGTTTTAGTTTTAATTACAGTACTAATATAATAAAAAAGATTGACACTAAAAAACTTTTTGCAAACTTTTTTGAGCTTTTATGTGTTTACAGTCGCCTCTGTGGAAATTCTTAGCCGGGCAAGTACAATCCCAAGTTGAGCTGTTAAGCGAAACTGTATAAAATTTGCTCTTCTTCGAGGACTCAACTTGCCATTCTTTCTTAGCCATTTTAGGCTCTTCTGTGACGACCTTTTCTACAGATGGTATAGACGTCATATCAAACTCAATCTGATCTCTGGTTGTACCTGATGGCACTGGATGCCATCCTGGACAGACGTAAGTACCACTAAGTGTCTTTACAATTGCAAAAACAGCTCCATAGAATGGATCAGCTGGCAAGACTATCTTACTCATAGCTCTCCATTCTCGACCAAATACTCCATGTCTGAGATAGCCAACTCACATTCATGAGCTTCACTACCACCATCTTCGATCTCGTCAACTGCAAGTTGATAGAGTTCCATTAGTTCTTCTTTGTGCTCTGGATGGTTAGCCATCAACTGCACCGTCATCTGTTTAAGTCTGTCTAAGTTCATTGTTCTTATTATTGATTTACAGTGTAAATATAATAAAAAAGCCTGACATAAAAAAATGTCAGGCCAACTTTTTTGCAATTTTTTGCAACTTTTTTAGTTATCAAACCAAAATACTACTCTAACCTCATTTTCACCATCATCTTCGAGGGCCTTCATCGAGGCTAGGAGTGCCTGATACTCTACTGGAGGTTTAGTGACGTCTTCTCCCCAATCTAAAGTTGCATGTACTTTATAACGTTTGAAAGCCTCTTCCAGTTCTTCAATGCTCATCCAAGAGTGTGAGTGCCATTCTGGGTGTTCGACCCATGATGGCACACCATTCTGGTCGTTCTCGATCTTACAGCCATAACCCTCCCATTTCTTTGCAGTCTCTAGATTTGTACAGCCGTTCTCAAAGTCAGTTTCAACACAATCTTTGCTAATATAGCACCAATTAGCATCTCGGCTCGACCAGCCCATCTCTTCACGATCTAATTTACCTTTAGGCTCAAATGAGTCTCCATATTTACCTCTAACTCCCGCTAATATTCCAAATAGAGTGTAGTTTCTACCCGGATTTGTATGGTTTCCATAAGAGTACCAATAGGGTTTACGACCTCCTGTCTTGTCTTCTTGAGCCCGCTTCTTGTTTCGGTACTCAACAAACATGTGTATATCTGCTCCCATATCTTTTATATAATTTTATCTTTAAAAGTTTCTTTCCACTTAAACCAAGGCTGGGTTTCTGGATCTACGGCAACCAGGGCCTGCCACCAGACAAAAAGTTTATGGTCATTCAAGCTGTCATACTTTTCGATTAAGGCCTGGTTTTCATCGATCTCAGATTTATAGCGCTCAATCATGTGAATCATGTCTTCATTGTCAGCCTCTAGCTGAAGGACCCTGTCTCTGGCCTCTGTTGAGATAATACCAAGCATTGCCAAGTTTAGGATGGATTCCTTCAAGGTAAGAATCTCGTCAAGGTTTCTATTAACCACCGGTACAAGCTCATTATGTTCATTCTTGGCCCTTTTTAACGCACTCTTGAATCGATCATAGTTTCCTTGTAACTCAGGATCGTTTACCACTTCTTCAAAGGCCTTCTTTAAAGCCTCTACTGGGTTGTGTTTCTTTTTACTCATAGATTGTAATTTTAAGTCCATCAAAATATTCTATGTAATATGCGTCGTGAGGATCTCCCCCGGGTTCAGTTCTAGTCTTTGTAAGATCCGACATTGCGACCTTATCCATATCGACATCACCCTTAATATGACCCGACTTCATTAGATGTCTTACTAAAATGTCCTTGACTTCATTGGGATTTAACCTAAATTCTTGTGTTGTATTTGTTTTCATCTTATTTGAATTCTACAATGTTAGGGTACTCACTTAAAAAACCAATACGAAAACCGATTGTGGTAAATTCATATGTGCTGTCAGGTTTGATCTTACCATACCAGTCACTTGAGTTAAAGTTACCATACAATAGTTCGTCTTCTAGTTTAAAAGTGCCAGCCTCCGTATAAATGAGGTAGTAAGATTCGATGCTCTCACCACTCTTTTTGACAATGCGTTCCTTGTCGGTTACAGCGGTCTTAACAGTTTCTTTGTTGGTAAAACTGGCTATCTCAAAGCCAATAATTGCGATTGCTACGATGGCCACTAGGCCAATAATTCCTTTGTTCATGTTGATTTATTTTAACGTTTAAGCTTCTGCAAAATAATATCCTAATGGCATATAATCATTATTGTAGCTGTTTGCTGACTTCATATACCATTCACCATCTGGTGTGATTAAGTAGCCATACTCTTCAATGTCGCTCTCAAAGAAAGCATCCATCGACTCATCAAATCTAGGGTCTCTGTACTCTTCACCGCGATCTCGGCAGTATGCTTCAGTGTGATCTGGTGATTTACCTAAAGATGAAATATCACCAAGTTCAATTAGCCCTTGTGCCATCTCATAGTCATAGTTGTCTAATAGGAGTTGGCCGTTGTTTTCTGGGTAGCCATCCCAGTGACAGTAGATTGATTCCACTGTGCCATTTTCTTTTACGATTCCGATTCTGCTACGTGTTGCCATTGTGCTTGTTTTTTAATTATAGTACTAATATAAGCAAAAAACCCGAGACTAAAAAATCTCGCGTTAATTATTTTTAAAATTTAATTAGCCTTTAGATTGGATTAATAACATTATAGCGTTGATTTGACCTCGATCTTGCCATCCCAAAACATCATCATTATGATCTTCAGGGAAGAATTCACGTGTAAACTCACCATCAGGAGCAAATACTGCTACCTCAAATGAAGCAAAGTCATCAGGACTATCCTTATCTTCACGTGGTGTACTGTAAGCCAACCCACCTGCGATTACACTAATTGAAAATCCATTGTCAAAGTCTGTTCGGCTGTTAATACCACCAGTATGGATTCTCTTTTTACTGAATACTAAATCTTTAAATGTTTTCATATTGTTTGTTTTTAATTACAGTGTAAATATAAACAAAAAGATTGACACTAGAAAACTTTTTTGCAATTATTTTGTTAAAAATCTCGGCCATTTTCATAGATTGCCTTAACCACAGGAAACCTTAACGAGTACTCGCCGTTCTTGTTCTGACTCTCTTCAAAGTATTGTACCGTGATCGTCTTGTTCAGAATACGCTCAGGGTTGCTGTGATACATTCTACGCTGTTCGTGGTTGAAACCACTGCCTACTCGAACCTGGTTGCCACGGTGTTCCACAATCACGTGACTGAGCATCTCTTCTTCTACCTCTTGACCGTCGACTACAACTCGGTGTAGATCACTCTCAACTGCAACTACGGTATATTCAGCATCATGGAATTTCTTAACCTTTAAGACATCCGTGCTGCGTTTGCCTTGGTAGACCACATCTTTACGTAGCATTAGGCCTTCCCAGCCAGATTTGCTAGCGAGATCCACGTAGTCTTGTAGATCTTGGTCAGATTCAACTCTGATCTGCGCCACATGTTCGATAATACCAGCAGTGTCATAAGTATCAACAAAGAGCTCGAGCTCTTCTTGGCGCTCTGAAAAGGTACGCTCTGAGGTACAGCTCTCGAATTCATCTTGGTGTAAAATATCAAAGGCCAAGAACTTTGGATTCTGAATTGTGTGGTCCTTACGCTTGATCTCCTTCATAATGCCTTGAAAGTTCTCGTTGCCCTCTGCGTCTACCATACAGATCTCACCGTCTAGTACAATCTTACGTAGACCATATGGCTCAAGTGCTTTACGCACGTTGTCTAGGGTTTCAAACTCTTTACCTTGGCGGCTGTAGAAATTGATGGCACCAGTCTCGTCGATTACACAGACACAACGTACTCCATCCAATTTACGGCTCATATACCAACCATCGTTCCAGTTTACTTTCTTCTGAGTCTTCTCATCATAAGCCTTAGCCAAGGCCACATCAAAGGTTGGGATTAAGCCTGGTACAATCTTGTTAATCATTGAGGTTGTCGAACGCGTCTTTAGATTACGGTCTAGAATGTTCCAGATTAGATCTGCATGGCGCGGATTAGCACTCACGAAGCCATTCACGGCTGCAATTGCTGTGTGGCCTGTGATGAACCTGGTTGCAAGGTCATCTAAGAGTGTAAATATATCTTTGTAACCATAGCTGATGAGCTCAGAACGCTTCTTACAGTTGTCTGAGGTTACATAGAACTGTTTAGTTGGGTGATAGACATATCTCAACATCTTCATCACTTCTACGTCGGTGCTAAAGTGCTTGATTACGTTAAGCTTGTCTGAGTTTGAGTTGGTTAGATTAGAAGCATCTACAAACTCTTGTACCTTGTCTAATACTGTCATCTTTATTTGTCTTTAATCCTTAAATATTTTTGGCCGGCTTCAGTCTCTCTAACCTCGCCTTGTTTTACCAGGCCTTGAAAGAAAGCCTTGTTCTGGTTGGCAATAATTGCCAAAGTTTGTTCCATAAATATTATCATCGCTCTAAGATTACAAAGTTACCGAATTCACGATCAAAGACTTGGATTAAGTGTTCATAATCACCGGACATCATATCATCTTCAATTGGTTGGTGTGGTATTCCTAATTGCTTAGCAAATTTTCTAGCCATTCCTAAAAGTGCGAATGCATTTCCATCTGGACCTGTTAGGTCAATTACAATCTCTGATTGTGGTTGTTTTTCTCTTATCATTATGCGAATTTTTTACGTAGTTCTAAGATTTCTTCACGAGATTCAAAGCCAATGATGTGAAAGACCTCGTTGCCCTCGCCAAAGTTTGGCATTACAAACTCAGCGTCGATTAGTTCGTCCCAGATCTCTGCTAACCAGTAGTTTTCAAAGTTATCAGCGTTCTTTAACATATCAGCCTTCATACTGGCTAAGTTATAACCTTCACCATAACCATAAGGATTAATAATCTTTGCTAGCTTATTAGCAGTGGCTTCATCTTGAAGTGTGTTGATTGCAGACTTAGTCTCTTTAATCATATGAGCTCTGATATTGTCATTATAGTCATACATCTCTTGTGACCAAGGTTTTGTAATTTCAATGCCGTGCTTGTAGATCTTTGGTATTTTTGTCATGTCTTTGTTTTTAAGTACAGTGTAAATATAATAAAAAAGCCTGACATAAAAAAATGTCAGGCCAATTATTTTGCAAAAAGTTATTAACAATCTTAGTCTTCGTTCTCCTCTAAGAACTCTTTTGGAGTCTTAGCATTCTCTTTCTTCTCCTTCTGGATCGCATTAACCATATAGCCCGCGATTGCAAACTCTACACCAGCCCATAGTACAATATCTGAAGCTGTCAAAGAGTTGATGTTCTTAGTTAAGAAATAGATCATACCCCATTGGCCAACAATAAATGCTATCCCAGACTCAATTCTTTTCTTTGAGAAGAAAGAATCTTCACCGCTATATAAGCTTCTAATTTCACGGATGAACCATTTAATGTTCTCCCAGCCAAAAAACCATTTTGATTTCATATAAGTAGATCGTCTATTTCTACTATATATCCTAGCTGAGCCCTTCTTTATGCTAATTCCTCAAGCTGACTTACTAGTTCAAGTCCAATTTTAACCTGAGCCTCGTTGGTTGAGCCACCGATATGTGGTGTTGCAATCACTCTTGAATTGTTTAAGAGTCTACGATCTGGCTCAGGTTCATTCGTGAAAACATCCAGACATGCTCCGGCAAGTTGCTTTTCTTTGATAGCATTAAGTAGATCTTCTTCGTTGACACAGCCACCACGAGAAGTGTTAATCACAACAGCACTTGGTTTTGTCATCTCAAAATCAGCAGCCTTAAGCACTTCAGCTTTGCCACCAATATGTACTGTAATAAAGTCAGACTCGATCAAGAGTGTCTCCATTGAAGTTGACCATTTACAGTCTACATTCGGATCATATACTAAAATATCCATACCGTTTGCTTCAGCTAGCTTGGCCACCGTTTGACCTATATTGCCAAAGCCAATAACACCTAGAGTTTTACCTTGGACTTCATACGAGATTCTTGAGATGCCTTTTTTAACATCATTGAACGCAGCGTTGCTCATCATGTAGTTTGCCGGCCCTACTCTACGACTCCAGTCATAGATGTAAGTCATCACCAGTTCAGCCACTGATCTTGAACTTGCTTTTGGTGTGTTAAAGACATGTCGACCCTGCTCTTGAGCATGGTCGACGTCGATATTATCTAGGCCCACACCAGCACGGCCAATATACTTTAAATTAGGACAGTTCTTGATTAGATCTTCTCTAACTTTAGTCGCTGAGCGTACAAAGAGTGCTTCAATCTCATTCTCATTAATCCAGACTGCCAAGTCTTTCTGCTCAACATGTTCTGTGAAGACCTTATGTCCTAGCTCTTCTAATTTATTAATTGCCAGTTCATGTAAACCATCATTTGCAAGTATATTCATCTTTAAAGTTGTTTAACTGTTTTATGCTAAATTTAGACAAAGTTTCAAACATAAAAAAGGAGAGCCAGTTTACCGAACCGAACTCTCCTTGCCGCCTCGCCGTCGTGAGGCCCTGAATTTAGTTTGATTTTCACAGGGAACCGGTTTCCCACTAGAACATTTTTAGGGTAAATCGGCAGTCATTGCTCACTCTGCCTACTAACCAAGCATCTACGTCTTTTGTTTATAGGGACAATTGTGACGCTCTGCTCTGGAGCCATTCCTAAACCCTCGGTAAAATTCTATTCACAGCTTTTGTGTATTACTGTTTCAAGAACCGTTCTTTATATAACCAATTAAGGTTATGTTTCAAGACATATTGGTATAAATTGCAGTCCAGACGGGACTCGAACCCGCGACCTCCGCCGTGACAGGGCGGCACTCTAACCAGCTGAGCTACTGGACTGTTTAGCAGAGGAGGAGGGATTCGAACCCCCGGTACGTTGCCGTACGTCGGTTTTCAAGACCGATCCATTCGACCGCTCTGGCACTCCTCTGTGTTGAGACTTATATCTCATTGGTTGCGGGAGACGGACTCGAACCGCCGACCTCGAGCTTATGAGGCTCGCGAGCTACCAACTGCTACCACCCCGCTATATGTGAGCCTCAAGAGGGATTCGAACCCACGACCTGCTGATTACAAATCAGCTGCTCTGGCCAACTGAGCTATTGAGGCAAATGGGGACTTAAATCCTAGTCTTATGCTAACTAGTATTCCAGCTGCTCGATTATAGTCCCTATTTTTTTAACTACCGTTTCCGGGTTTGTTTATGACTTACTTTCTAGATCTTCTATTCTATGCGAAAGTAGATCTACAAACGCTGTATTGTCATTAAATCTAGCGTTTATATCGGCAATATGTTTAGCAGTGCCGTCTGCCATTTTGTCCGTTCTTGAATCAATGTAAGAATAAATCTTATCCACATCTTCATCGTGTTTACTGTGTAGCTGATCTATATATTCATATAGCCTATTATCAACCTCTTCTAGTTCTCGTTCTACCATGTCTATTCGACCATGTAGTTCTTGTGTTACGTCGTCTATCCGATCATCGATCATCAAGGCAACTGTCTTCTTCATCCCAAACACTCTCACAACAGCTGCGACTGCAACCACTGAAAGAACACCTAGAACAAATGTAATTAATTGTTCCATAATTTTATCGTTTTGTTTATGGAAACGGTAGTTAGTGGAGGTAGAGGGATTCGAACCCACGACCCCTTGCGTGCAAGGCAAGTGCTCTAGCCAACTGAGCTATACCCCCAAATATAACAGGATGCTGCTTGTTTACTTCCTAATTGTATAAGTTAAATTTGCTGGAAGCATCCTTAAAAAGACCAGAGTGCGTAAACGTGTTTGAATAAAAGTCAAATGTTTGTAAATTTGCTGTAAGCACTCTTACTGTTTCTTAATATACCAATATGTCAAAGAGCTATTGTTTTAATAACGTTGATTATATAACATTCTTAATTCTTTGTTTCATTTGAGGCGAAGGTTGGATTCGAACCAACGAATAACGGGGTTGCAATCCGCTCCCTTAGACCACTTGGGTACTTCGCCAAAAAAGAAGAGGCTCTGGGTCTTACAGGGTTACTGGTCAGCCTGATTTTACCTATACTTAATCTTAACCCTTTTTCAGTATAGTCACCCTTATCAGTGGTGTGCTAACTACAGCTTGAACTGCCTCTCCTTTGGGTGAAAGACGGGTTACGATCCCGCTACCTCCTGAACCACAATCAGGCGCTCTACCAAATGAGCTACAATCACCATATTGGTTGCGGGACCGGGACTTGAACCCGGAACTTCGGCTTATGAGACCGACGAGATAACCAATTTCTACACATCCCGCAATATTGGTTGGAATGGGCGGACTCGAACCGCCGACCACATGCGTATCAGGCAAGTGCTCTAACCAACTGAGCTACATTCCAATTTAGTCGGGATAACAGGGCTCGAACCTGTGACCCCCGCGTCCCAAACGCGGTGCGCTACCAACTGCGCCACATCCCGAAAATGCGTAGGTAGAGTCATCGGGCTGGTTCCCTGTACTCGCATCATGCATTAGTTTATCTGCACCCTATTGGGCTACCTACTGATACCACTTTTATTACTACCTCCTCCTACTAACTGATCAGGCGTTGGGACTCGGGTTCACTACTAAGGTATTTGTGGTACCTCCCAGGATCGAACTGGGGACACCAGGATTTTCAGTCCTGTGCTCTACCATCTGAGCTAAGGTACCAAATTGTACACTTAAAAGGATTCGAACCCTTATCTCTCGGTCCGTAGCCGAGTGTTCTATCCAGTTGAACTATAAGTGCATTTGTGGGGCCTGGTGGACTCGAACCACTCCTAATTAAAGACGAGATTTACAGTCTCGCTGCCGTATCCAAACGACTTTCAGTCCCCATATTGTGATCAGGGCAGGACTCGAACCTGCAAGCTCTATATCAGACGTCATAAATAGAGCAGGGATGTCCCCGTGTTTACCAATTTCACCACCCGATCCAACCAGCGTCGACTCTGGTTGTTTGTGCTCTCTGCAAGATTCGAACTTGCGACATCTAGTGTGTAAAACTAGCGCTCTGAACCAACTGAGCTAAGAGAGCAATTTGGGAATTACCTACGATAGTAGCACCCGTCTCAAGGTGGAGACCTACTATCGGACAGAATTGAACTGCCATTTAACCAGTATCGGTATATTCCCATTGTACCCAAGGAGAGACTCGAACTCTCAAACCATAATGGCGCTAGATCCTAAATCTAGTGTGTCTACCAATTCCACCACTCGGGCATAAGAGAGCTTTTTCTTTAAAACTATATCCGATAGCTACGTTATAGATAACGCGGTAGGTTATTTCAGCTCTAACCTCACATTTTGATGGGCTCATCGATTAGGTGTTTCACTAACCAGCACTTCTGATGCAGAACAGCTTGTGACCCCGGTGGGACTCGAACCCACGGCCTTCCGATTAAAAGTCGGAAGCTCTAAACCAACTGAGCTACGAGGTCAAATAGTTGCGATTGAGGAATCGAACCTCGGAGGGGAGCTACCCAATACAGCTCATGAGACTGTCTCTGTACCACCATCGCAATATAGTTGTCCCGCAAGGATTCGAACCTCGATTCTCTGGACCAAAACCAGATGTGCTGCCTTTACACCACAGGACAATTTTGTAGGCCTTGCACCTACTCGGGAGCATCTATATCCCTCCAAATATTAAAAGAGCCGGTCTCTTTAAGACTTACTTAAGCATATCGGCTGGGCCGTTAGACCAGCTTTCAAATCAGAAGTAATATCTGCATTTTCTTAATTTTACCAATATGTCAAAGAACCATTTTGTTTATTGCAGTGCAAATATAATAAGAATATTTGACACTGAAAAACTTTCTTGCAACTTTTTTCAAAGTTTTTTGCACGCCTGTAAGGAATCGAACCCTACCCACGAGGTTTTGGAGACCTGTGCGGCACCTTGCCTGTCAGACGTATGTTAAAGAACTCTGCGGAAGATGGAGGATTCGAACCTCCGAGCCCCTTTCGGGACCAACTCCTTAGCAGGGAGCCACAATCGACCACTCTGTCAATCTTCCAAAATGAAAAAGGGCCTCAATCTTGCGATGAGGCCCTTATTTCTAAGTTATATTATATGTTCTATCTACTTAAGTTCATACAATATTCGGGCCTCTGAGCTCACATGGCTTAATCGCCTGTGACCATCCAAAATCGACCATATATGTATGACTGCGTTTCATTGAACTTAGTTTTTCTTGTTATTTGTTAGGTATATATCAGCTCACTTGCTAAAAGTTTCAACCTTTTTGAAAATTAGTACTCAAGGAGGGACTCGAACCCTCAAGCCTTGCGGCACTGGTTCCTAAGACCAGCGTGTCTACCAATTCCACCACTTGAGCATATTGTGGGCCCTGCAGGGCTCGAACCTGCGACCTACTGATTATGAGTCAGTTGCTCTAACCAACTGAGCTAAGAGCCCTCAATTCTAGTTAATGACAAATGCCGTTACCACTATTCCTATTAAGACCAGTATAACTGATAACATTGCTAGATTCTCAGAGTCTTTGACCTGACTTAATCTCTTACCTTGGTTTTCGTTTAACATTTTCATAATCATTTAGTGATCGCGACAGGATTCGAACCTGTGACCGTCTGCTTAGAAGGCAGATGCTCTATCCAGCTGAGCTACGCGACCATTCATTTAACAGTCTTTATATGAATAAAGAGTCTGTTTGTTTCTTTGTAGTCGAGGCGGGAATCGAACCCGCACGAGCATTACTGCCCATCAGATTTTAAGTCTGACGTGTCTACCTATTCCACCACTCGACCAAAGTGCCTAGATTTCGTTCTAGGCTGACGTGATCTATCAAGTCCTTGACTTTAATAGATCAGCAGCACTTATGCCGCTAATGCAAAGTTGTCGTTTGCGTACGCCAATCGTCTCTTCCTATCGCTATCAACCATTGTCAAAAGCCGGTCACCCCCATATTTTGGTAATATGTAAAAGAACTTGTGGAGGTGGCGGGATTCGAACCCGCGTCCAACAGTCTGCCAATAAGCGTCATTGACAATCAACTTGCTCCCCCACCTGGACTCGAACCAGGGACCTACTGATTAACAGTCAGCCGCTCTAACCAACTGAGCTATGGAGGAATATTGTAGTCCGTACGGGAATCGAACCCGTGTCTTCACCGTGAAAGGGTGATGTCCTGACCCCTAGACGAACGGACCATTATGTAAAAGAACGTTTTTGTTACAGTGCAAATATAACAAATAAGTTTGACACTAAAAACTTTTTTTGACTTTTTTTGCAAAAAAAAGGGCCTCAATTTCTTGAAGCCCTCTGGTTAGTTGGTGTCTTATCTGAGTTTATCGAATAAGAGGGCTTCCAAGACTAGGTTCTAGTCTTCTTAAATTCAGCTCTATGTTATTCAATAATTTCATTTGTGATAGTATATATCGTTAACTTTTTAAAAGTTTCAACTTTATTCGCCCATCGCTCTTTGGATTAGAACTTTTCCGCGACGTACTCTATTCTTTACAGTCTGTAGAGATACGTTGTATTTCTCTGCAATGTCTTCGTACTTCATATTGTGAAATAGACGATCTTGCATAATCTCACGGTACATTGGCTTAAGGCTGTTAATACACTCAATTGCACTTTCGTAACGATTTTGTAAATACTCATCTTCTTCGTAGAAGTCTGCTTCAGTCATGCGCTCTTCTGAGTCTAAGAGTAAATTGTCGGCCATGTTTGTTGTATGGTTGCCTTCAGTTACTTCGATCCCATAATCTCGCATTGCATCTAGACTGTACTTACGATTACGCTTACGAATATGACTTAGACATTCGTTGAATGCTATCTTGTAAAGCCATGTAGTTACTTGATACTCTGGTTTGTACTGATCTATCTTAGTCCAAAGCTTAGTCAGAGTATTAGCTAAGACATCGCCAGTTGCTTCTGAGTCTTTAATGATGTTAAAGATATAAGACTTAAGTCCTGGCTTTACCTTCTTGTAAAGTACATTGTAGTCTTTTTCACTGCGTGAAGCATAAAAGTTCTCTGCTAATTCTCTGTAGCTTAAATCGGATGTTTTTGACATATATTTTTTCTTTGTGTGATAATTATAGTACTAATATAATAAAAAAGATTGACACTAGAAAACTTTTTTGCAAAAAAGTTGCAAAAAGTTTAGATGTCGTAAAAGATCTGTAAAGTCTTCTCTAGATCCTGTGGCTTAAAACCCCAGAGATCAGTAGAAACGTTAATGCGCTTCTTCTTTGGGTCACTCTTGAATTGCTTCTGCGGGTGACCTATGATTGAGTAGTAACCTTTCTGTTTGCCGGGCCAGGCTTCCATTGGCCAGTAACTTAGATTAGCCTTCATCATTTCAAGCGGCATAATTCGGTTAATCACCTTAACACCATCTCTTAGTAGACCTTTTCTAGCCAAGATCATTACAGCATCATCGTATTCTGCTGGCAGTAACCAAATGTTACCGTTAAGTCGATCTAAGGCCTCTTGTGCTGTCTTTGGATCCCAGGCAAAGTTACCTAAGTGATAGACAAGATCACCTGGAGAGACGACATTATTCCACTCTCTGATTAGAGCGTCGGTCATCTCATCTACATTCTCGAAAGGTCTCTTATAAGTTTTAATAGCAGCTGGACGACCCAGCTGCATATTTGAAGTTACAAATCTCTTCATTAAGCTACAATAAATTTGATGTTGTATCTGTTCCAAAGCTCTTCGATAAACTCACTCTCGTTTACGCTATCAACCGAGTTTTGGATTCTCTTGTCTTCTGTTGTATCAATAAAGAGGTAGATTACAAAGTCATAATGTGTTGCATAGATCATTGACTGACCGATACCGCTACGCAGTTCTGAACCTTTACCGCCACGCTTGAACTCAATTGCAATGCGTAGCCCGTTCATCTCGAGTACCATGTCTGGTCTGTTTTGAGTACCCATGAAAAGAATGTTGTTGACTGTAGTCTTAACATTACCTTCCCATTTCAAGGCCTCTTTTACGCGCTCTTTTGCAGTGGTTTTATCTAACTCTTTTGTCTCAACAAGATGTGTTGTCAAGTTCTCTATCAAATGTGGATAGATGAACTGCTTGATCTTGTCCTCACTCTGTCTGCGATAATCGATTGTTTCGTAGATGTCATCGTGAGTAAGAACTCCCTGGATTAAATCCAGGAAGTCCAATCTTTTTCTGCTCTTACTCGATGTCTTCATTACACTCTATTTTCTAGAGTCGTTCTTTCTAACTCTGGTTCTACTTCTTCAGTGTTTTCAAGCTCAGCAATCTCTCTTTCGGTTGCATCTAGTTCTGCGTGCATCTCTGAGATCTCCTTGTTCATCTCACCAAGTACTGACATTGCGTTGGTTACTGTCTCACCAACGTTGGTTAACATTGTGATAAAACGGCGTGCTGATTCAACACCAACGCCTTCTACGTTAAGAAGAGCTTGGTAAAGACCGTTAAGCTCGTGAGCTTTTAGTTTAATTACTGTAGCCTCTTCTTCAGAGCTGGTTAACTCTTTGTTCTGCTTCTTTAACTGATCGTAAAGAGCTACAACAACCGCAGCGTTTTGAGTCTTCCAGGTGAAGCCTTTGTTTAAGTGCTCCATAATTGTTTTAATCTGCTTACGATCGTCTAGTTCTATTTCAAATAGCCTTTCAGCAGACTGGGTTTGTAATTCGTCTAATTTTTCAATTAGCTCTGTTCTTTTTGTCTTGAGTGTTTCTAATGACATGTTTATTAAAATTTAAGATTCTTGATTTTATATATTCTTAAAAATCTGGGTTAGTAATGCGGATTTCAAAGTCGTTGAAGCCTTTAAACTGTTCGTCGTCTGCGAGTAAACGCCGTTCAACTGAATCATTTGGGTCTTCTCTCAGATTAAGTCTTTCAACTCTAGTCTTACGGTCAATATCTAAGTAGATCACCATACATTCTTTACGGTATTGTTCCGGTAAAATGTCTAGGCCATCTTTGCTCATAATCATAACTTCTGCGTGTGTGAAGTCTTCTTTAGTCTGGCCATAGTACCAGCCGTTAAAGTGCATGTATTCTACAAACTGATCTTTTTCGATCATCTGTTTAAAGGTGGCTTCGTCTGTAAAGCGATAATCAACACCATCTGTTTCAGATGGTCGAGGTGGCCTTGTAGTATGGCTAACACCTATCTTAAAACCCTTCTTCTTTAATCGAGTCTTAAGATAGTCTTTACCAGATGCTGCTTTGCCTACGAGTACTAATTTCATATTTGTATTATACGTTTAAGTTTAAAATTGTTTACGTTCTTTCATAAGCTTTTGGGTTCGGTAGCCCTGAATAGTAATCCCATTCTGATTCTAGATCTAACTTGTCCCAATGTGGGTCGTACCAAAAACGACGCCCAGTAGAGTCTATACGTTGACTCATCTCTTTGTTTCCATAACAGAGCATAAATTTACCAACTTGGCTCTCTTTGCCGAATGGATTATCCCAGTCTTTGATTGCGCCACCACCTCTTTGGTAGGCCAGCATCGGAATATCTCGACATAGCTCTAAGATCTTTGGGTAGCTTGTTAGTTGCTCTCTAGCTGGTAGAAATGGATTAACTTCAGCACGGTAGATGATCTCTGCTCTTAGATAATTACCAATGCCATTAAAGTACTTTTGGTCCATCAGGACTTCAAAGAGTGGCTTGTTAAATTTAGCCTTGGTCAGATTAGTCGTCACATTCAAGAAGAATTCTCTATAATCGGTAGTTGGATCCGGGCCACGCTTGTCTGACCAGCTCTCACCTGCATTCCAGTTACCGAAACGTCGCACGTCCACAAAAGACAATACGTGGCCGTCTGTGGCACCGAACTTTAAGTGTGCATGTTTATCTTCTTGGGCCTTTTGAGTTAGCCTGAAGTGCCCTGACATGCCCATACCCATCCGTATTGGATAGACTCTGTCTGAATTAAGGTCTTTAAGCTCTAGTAAGAGCTCTTTGCCTCGACTCTTCGCCTGAATTTCAAACTGATCGAAAGGCACAGAGACTTCTGCACCTTTATGGATCGGATTCTTTTCTATCCCACCAAAGACTCTGCCTTGTGTTGACTGATTAACGTAGTCTGCTGTCAGTTTAAGTTCTGCTAGTTCAGGCATAAGTTCTTATTTACCATGTTCTCAATTAGGTCTTCAAAGTCACCAGAGTAAACTTTAGCACCAACGTGCCAGTAGTCATACTCGGTTAAAGTGTGGTCTTGGTTGTAGGTCTTCCAGTCGTAGATTGTATAGATATTACCGTTCCACTTAAGGACCCATTCGTATTGAATCTTACCGTCGCCAGAATCTTCTGGTTTAAAGGTTGGTTCTCCTAAGACTTTGTAAAGGTCAGTAAATTTAATACCTCTCTTTAGATAGCCTTTAAGTGAAGTCCCAGTAGCTTCGTACCGGGCTTCATCTGCTGTTAATTTGATTAGTGCTTCCATTATGCGTACATGTTTACTAGATCAACTGGAAGTTTGTATGTCTTACCGTCAGAGCATTTAGCCAAGATTGGGTACTTTTTGCTACGTGGTTTAAGACCCACGATAGTAAATGTTTTACCGCTGCGTTGGAACTCTTGTCCAAGGTCCATGTTAATCCCAAGGATTGTCTTGTAGCGATTAAAATCAGTAGCCTCTTTTGACATTGTGATGCCACCTTCAGCAACTGTAGCTACTTGAACTTTAGTGGTAAAATTATCGCCAGTAAAGCGAGTGTTACCAAGTTTAACTTCTAGTCCGTATTTTTCAGCCACTTGCTTAATAACTGCTTCAAGTTCAGAGTTGATTTGACGGATGTTTTGACGGTTGAATGATGTTACTTTTTTCATTTTTGTTTTTGTTTATGTTTAACTTTCAATTACAGTATAAATATAAACAAAAAGATTGACATAAAAAAATCCTGTGGCAACTTTTTTGCACAAAGTTATTAACAATTACTGTTTTGTAACCGTCATGTGTCTAAAGAAGTACCACCAGCCATAGCCAAACATCTTACCCTTGATAGTATCAAGTACTTTCTGGTGATCTGCATTGAAATGGTTGCTAGCATCTTCCATATTGTCAAATTCACCTTCAACATGGTTGTATATTGTAACTCGATCAAATGTGCTCAGGTTTGCCAAAAGTCGTTCTCTGCTACTTTCTGCTAACTCTTTCCAGGGCACAATTATATTTGGACAGCTATAATCATTGAAGAGAATAGTCTTGTCGTGGTAAATTGTCTTAATCAGCACTTGGTCTGCATCAGATATGTCTGCAATAAGGCTTACTCGATCCACAGAGTCTAAGAATTTACAAGCTGAAATGGCCGATGTGTAATTGTAAAGATGGTCGTAGACTGGAATGTGGCCGGTTGGTTCCATGTTAGCATACTTGTTAAGATAGTAACTTGCGTTCATGTTAAAATCAGCATATTCTTCAGCTGACATCCGGCCTGAATCTGAACCATCTCTGCGTACATAAGTATACATCCTTCTTGGTATATGTAGGTGTTTGCCTCGAGTCAGATTATAGAATGTAAACAGAGTGTCCGTTGAGGTTCTAGTATTCTTATTCATGTGCATAGCACTTTCGGTTGGTCTGCGCATACATCTAGCATGGCCATACATATTATAAGAAGATCTGTCTTTCCAGAGCTGGTTAACATCATTAGTAGAACGATAGTTAAACTCAGCAACATAATCTTTAGGTGGCTTGACAAAGAAGTACTGTTGTAATTGACCTTCAACATTGGTCATCGTTGAATCACTAAATACACTCATGGCATCTGGATATGCATCGAAGTGGTTGTGATACGTCTGTAGAATATTAGGGTCAATCAGATCATCCGAGTCTAGATCAAAATAGTAATCATAGTCTAGGTGTTGAAAGAAGTTCTGATAGAGATAGAGTTCTCGCTTCTCCTTCACATCATAGTACATAATTCTCGGGTCATTGACCTTTAAGATCTCATTCTTAAGCCAGGTTCTGTATTCTGGATCTGCACTAAAGTCATCGCCAATGATTAAAACCCAATTCTGGTAAGTCTGATTAAGTACATTCTTAACAGTAAGTTCAAAGTGTTCTTGTGGGTTATTATAGAATGATGTTACTAATAGAAATTTCTTATCTTGATTCATTTTTAACTTCTAATATTTTCATTAATACTTGGTCCGGCGATGGCTGACACTTAAACTCAGGGTAACCTTCGGCACATTCTGGTACATAATGGATTGAGTTGATAGTACCCCATTCTTTAACTGAGTACTTTGGCTCTGACGCACAAAAGATTTTACATTCACCGCCAATAAAGTGAAATTTATAATCTTGGCTTGAATTTCTCCAAGGTGCAAACTTTTTAGGGAGAATAGAAGAACCTATTGTAAAGATCTCTGAGTCTGTTGTTCCTGCAACATGTATTGGACCAGCATCAAAAGTAACTAAACCATATGAGCTATTGATTATATGCCAAAGTTCACTAATAGTACTACCATCTAAGTCACAGTAATCTAGATCTATACCTTCCAACTTGATAGTCTTCTTATCTAAATGACCATTAAATGTAGCCTCTTTATGGCTCATGCCAATAGTTACAATCTTAAAGTCTGTATGTTTCTTTACAAGGTCAACCATACGCTGCCACTTCTGAATATTCCATGTTCTTGAAGGCCAATTCTCAGTAACGTGAAAGACTAGATAGTTCTTGTCTATCTTACTAGCTCTTTCAGTAATTGGATCTGGAATAAACTCACATGTTAACTCTTCAGGATACAAATACATACCGACGCCCATTGCATGTAACTGACGAGCTTCAAAGTTATGTAGCTTTACTTCCATCGATTGATTATAGAAGTTATCACTACCTAGCCCATAATTAGTCTTCAGCCACTGGTTATATGTCTCAAAGATCTCTTTATATTCACCCGGCCATTCTTCATTATAAGGAATAATATTGTCTACATAAGGACTATTCTTAAAGATCTCTGGCATGTGTGTCATTACATCAACTTTATGGCCATATGTAAGTGCTACCTTTTTAATAGTAGGTGTTGAACATAATGTATCACCAAGTGCTGGACAAGAAACCTTGACCAGCACATTCTTATTGTTAGGTCCTAGTTCCATTATACAGTCTCTTGTATTTTCTCAAATTCATAGTTAGGCTTAATAATCTCGTTCAAGGCTCTGCCTTGTGAGTCTGCCATATTGAAAAGATTCCAGTCTGCTAATTCAACGTCTTTATAAAAGTAAGACGCATGGTTGAAATGTACAGTTAGAGTCTTATGCTCAACATTGTAAGCTGCTGACTTGACCGTAGATGAATCGTAATGTGAAATTGTGCTCGTTATCATATGTAAGTCTTTACAACTTATATAATCAACTTAGAGATTGTTTATCTTTCTTTGATCTTAATGCCTTGTGCCGTTAGAGTATCTTCTAACTCTTGGATCGCTCTAACGATACTACTAACGTCGATCTCTTGTGTATTTGCATTTCCACCGCCACCACCAGCTTGAGCTGCAGTTGCAGGTGCAGGTTTAGAAATAATGCCACTACTAACGAGTCCTGAAAGTTTATCCACAAGTTTAGAAGCAGCATTCGAGATGTTAGATGAAGCCTGATTGTTTGTATCTCCAGCTTCAGCAACAGTACCTTCAAAGTCTGCAATCATACTTGCTAATTCTTGAACTGCTAAGATCAGCTTATCTCCAAGTTGAGCAAGAGCATTATCCTTACCAACACTAGCAAGATAAGCAAGTGCATTAAACATATCAGTAGATGCCCTAATTGCCTCAACGTTCATACCTTTAGAGGCGATCGCAATCATACCATACGATTCAGCAACATGACGCATCGTGGCCTGTAATTTGTCTAAATATGTACTCATGCTATTAACTCCAAGCATTGCAAGTGTTTTTACATCCATTGGGACCAACACTGCATTAAATAGTTTTCCTATTTTTTCTACAGCTCCGTCAGAGAACAAAGCCGTAAACTTTAAAAATGCGCCTGAAATATCCATTAAGGGACTTGCAAGTTCTGTTAATTTTGGTGCGATTTCTGCTAGTTTTTCTAGAATATCAAGAGGTGATGTGGTATCAGCGCCAAATAGACCTGCAATACCATCAAGTAAGCCTCCGATTAATTTTCCTACTCCTCCAGCAACACTTGCACCTGCAGTTGCTCCGACGAAGACTAACCAGGCAACACCAAGTGCTGCTACGCCTACTGCAAGACTTAATAGATTTTCAACACCGAGCTCATTTTTAATTCTTGCGAATGCATCGATAATCGCATTGATCGGTGTCATCAAGGCATCTGTAAAGTTTTTCGAGATAGCACCTAAATCTGGCATAGCGCTTAAGATCCAGGCAACGGCTAATATACCTGCTGCGATTACAATTATACCTACAACACCGAGTAGAATACCAAGAGCTCCAACACCACTTGTTGCAATCAAGCCAATAATAAGTACTGGTATTGTAAATAATACCAATGCAAGTGCAACTCCCATTGACCAGTCCATTGGTGGCGCACTGTTAAAACTATCTGGCATCCATGTAAATATCCATGCTACACCAACTATTGCAAGTGCAACTACAACCATACCGATTGCTCCTTTTAGCATACCGCCGTAGCCAATTCCCATCTTGTCAAACAACATGGTCAGAACTGCAAATGAGACGCCAAACACTAAGATAGCTATACCTGAACTTTTAGACCATTCGATCGGAGGCGCGCTCCAAGTACCTTCTAAGAATGAGAATATCCAAGATACTGCACTGATGGTTACTGCAACTAGAATAGTCGCCAGAGCACCTTTAAACATATCATTGTAGCCAACTCTAAATTTAGCAAAGAGTACGGTAAGTATTGCAAACGGAGCTCCAAATGCTAAGAGTGCAATACCAGCTGTTTGTGTCCATTCTACTGGAGGCGCATTCCAAGTATTGCCTAACATACCGAATATGAATGAAATACCTACGATTGATGCTGCAATAGCCAACATCGCAGCTCCTCCTTTAGCAATATCTTTAAAGCCAACTCTTCTTGATTGTAGAGCTTTAGTCACAAGTGCATATGTAATACCAAACGCTAGGATTGATAGACCGGCAGTCAACGACCAAAGAGGTGGTGGTGCATTCCAAGTATTGCCTAACATACCGAATATGAATGAAATACCTACGATTGATGCTGCAATAGCCAGCATCGTAGCTCCTCCTTTAGCAATGTCTTTAAAGCCAACTCTTCTTGATTGTAGAGCTTTAGTAACTAGAGCATATGTAATTCCGAATGCAAGTATTGAAAGACCTGCTTTAAGTGACCATTCTGCAGGTGGTGTTTTATATATACCCGGTAAGAATGAAAAAGCTAACGATGTCGCAACTATTGCCGCTGCTACTCCAACGACAGCAACTGCACCTTTAGCAATATCTTTAAATCCTATTTTTCTTTTCTGAAGGGCTTTAGTAATCATCGCAAATCCAATACCAAACGCTAGGATTGATAGACCGGCCTTTAATGACCATTCTACAGGTGGTGTTTTATATGTACCCGGTAAGAATGAAAAAGCTAACGCTAGCGCAACTATTGCGGCTGCTACTCCAACGACAGCAACTGCACCTTTAGCAATATCTTTAAATCCTATTTTTCTATCTTGCAGGGCTTTAGTAATCATTGCAAATCCAATACCAAACGCTAGGAGTGATAGACTGACAGTTAATGCCCAGTCAACAGGCGGTGCTGTGCGCGTATTTCCAAGGGCTTGAAATATGTATGAAATTGCTACAATTGAAACTGCAATTCCAACCATTGCAACTGTTCCCTTAGCAATGTCTTTAAAACCTACCCTTGCTTTTGAAAGAGCCCTAGTAACTAATGCGAATGTTACTCCAAACGCTAAGATTGATAAACCAGCAGTAAGAGACCACGTAGGATCTGGTGCATTTTTATCGGTTAATCCAGCTGGAAGTGCTTTAAATACAAGGGCAGTTGCTACAATACCCAGTGCAATTGCTGGAATTATGAGTGCTGAGACTAAAACATCTTTATAACTCATTTTTGCAGGTCTTCCGCCCTTAAATAGTCCCTTACTTACCTTTCCCTTCATCAGGTTTGAAACGACACCCAACACTGTTCCAAATATTAGTACTCCAAGTCCGGCGACTGCTATAAATGCTAGAAGATTTCCACTTACTTCTGGTACTCCTACTGCATTTATTAATTTAAACCCTAGTGCAGCTATCACGATACCGCCAATAATCATAGGTAATACTAAACCAGCAAATATAATGTCTGCCGTACTCATTTTTGCAGGTTTCGACTTTGCAGAGCCTGTTAAATTCATTAATCCAGGCGTTGAGGTCTCTTTTCCTTTAACCATACTTACTACCATTCCTATCGCGACTCCAAAGAGAAGTACTGCAACACCAGCAACTGCAATAAATTTAACCAGACCAGTATAGTCTAATCCATTCATTGCTGAAATGCCCTGTGCTAGATATGGCGCTGCTTTTGCGAATGCTACGGCTAGTAATCCACCGACTGCTAAATACGTTACTGCTTTTAGTGCAAAGATACCAATTCCTTTGAGATTCATCTTTTGATTTCTCTTTCTTGAATTATCTTTCTTAAGTAAACTTGCACCCTCTTCTTTGTTACCTCCCATACTAACTAGTGCCTCTTTACCTAAATTAGTAATTGCTGTCATAAACCCTACAAGAGCAGCAATTGGAATTAATATTTTAATTAGACCTTCAACCTTGGCAACGTCAGCGTCAGTTACATTAATCGCAGCAAGCGCACGTGCTGCTAATCCAACTGGAATTAAA